GGCGCACTTCCGCTCCAGCACATCCCCAAGTAACCTTGGGGCCCCGGGCCCGTAATTTCCGCGGCGGGCCAGGGTGTTCACCGTCGCGGTGATTTCCTCGGCTCGGGCCAGCGGATCGCGCCCCACCGGCTTGTCCCAGTTCCCGCAGACGCAATTAGCTACTGCCCGCCCGAGCTGGCCCTGAACCCCAGTCGGGTGGTAGGTGCGCCTCAGGAACTCGCCAGCCCCCTGGGCCACCCAACACTTCCGGATTTGGGCCTCAAGACCAATCCTCTGCGCGAGGTCTGGCCATACCCGTGCCTCTAGTTCACCGCCATGTACTAGCAGGACGTCATCACCATGGTGGAGCGTGGCCTTAGGGCGGGTCCGCACCCCTATCAGGGGCAATTGGGCAGTGACATAGTCACAGTAGGCCTGGTTAAGGACCGTGTTTATCAGGGTGGTGTGGTAAATCCCGCTGAGCAGACCTCGTCGTACTCGGATCACCTCCTTAGTGTCAGGTCGTGTCACCCAAGTGTTCGACACTGAGGCCGCGAGCCATTTAGCCGCCTCGACCAGAGTCCGGGTTGCTGGATGGCCGGGGCGATGGGTCGAGCACCACTCCCCCATTGCCTGGTATGTCCTCACCATCGCCTCTTCCGAGTGCTGGGAGTTGAAGTCAGAGAAGTCGAAGGACCCCAGCCACTCGCGGTTGTGGGTTGCTTGGGAGATCCGCCTCTCCACAGCCCCGGTACTGGAATAGGACTCACCTATCCCGTAGCGAGCCAGCCAGGTCTTGTTGACTGCCCCCCCGAGGTATCGTCCTATGGCGTAACTGACGAAGTCAGCCCCATAAATGGCTCTGTTCTTGCCTCCTAGTTCGTTCTTCTTGGTGTGGCCAGTGGATGTCAACTTCGGGGTTGACTGCAACGCTTCGGCGAACCACGAGTCAGGCAGGCTCATCCCTACCCCCTGCTTATTGTCCTGAAACCCCTCCCTCAGCTCGGGCGGCAGGGCGGACTTCAACTTTGAGTCATACCCGGGGCAGGACCCGGCAATCAACCACGACCCGCGGGTCCGCCAAAACTCTTCGGGAGTAATGAAGCCTTTCATGCTCAGCGGGGGGGTATCTCGGATCAGTCGTTCAAACCAGCCTTCCAGGTATTCCAGGAACTCCGGCCCCCCCGGGACGGGTGTAAGCGGGGGGCGAGGGGTACTCCGCAGTCTAAGCTCGTCGTCCCATGCTGCTTCGCCCCCAGCTTTAGGCCCTAGCGCCTCCAGCCCTACAAATCCCGTGGCCTCTGGGATAGTGAGGGTTACTCCGAACAACCTCCCGGAGTTACGAGCAACCGCCC